TTGTATCAATAGGTTTTTAGAACCGGGCGAGAAAAAGCAAGCGGATACAAGGTATGTCTGCACCTGCTGCGGGGATTGGGAGGGGCACGGCAGTAGGGTACAGAGTCATGTTTGTGGAAAGTGTCTTCAGTTGCCGAAGAAAGATCGGCAACCGCGTGGCTTTAAAGCGCTTCCTAACACACAGCTAAATCTTACAACTGTAAATTCGGCAAAACGACCGTTTTGCTGTGTAAATTGCGGCGTTTATATACCGCCTGGTGTAGAAGTCTACTCGTTTTTGTTTAATAATACGGACAAAACACATATTTTTGGCGAGCAAACACTTGGTTTTGTTTGTATTGATTGTGGTAGAAATGGCGCTGTGCTGGAAGCCAACCACTATGTTGGTATGATAGACGCGGGGACGTCAGGTATAAACTATTTTTAATGACTATGAAATGGATTTCTAGAGTTTTGCTGGTTGTTTTATTTATCGGAGAGGTTGTCTCGCAGATATATAATTCAAACAGCTATAGCAACAAGTCGATTATTTCCCAGCGTGACAGCGCGATAGTCGAGTTTAGAAACTCTGACGAAGCTGTGTTGCGGCGGAAGCAGCGTGACGATGATCTTGCTGCTATCTCTAAAAGTACCGAGGCTAAAAACCAGCGCAATCTTATTGCGTTATCCTCCAGTGATGCAAAGACTCGTGATATGTACGATCAAAAAATTCGATTGGATATTGAGAAAAAAGCCGAGGTTCGCAAAAATTACGACACTTGGGAAAATATCGAGATTGAGCGAATTAAAAAAAAATACAGCGAACTTGCGTTTTATTCTTCGAACGGGTCTTTTTGGGCAAAGGCCGTTGACTTGGTGTACGGGCCTCTTGCTAGTTTGCTTGCTATTATTCTTGCTGGGTACAGTGTCTTTATCTCTGGCTGGCGAAAGAACGTATCACTTGCCGGGGCTTTTGTTGCCCAGCTTTTTGCAAGTCTTTTAGCTTACGGCGGACTTGTTGATAAGGTTGGTCAGATTTCAGCCTATGCCGGTTTCGCCACGTTTTTTATTTGTATTCCTTTGGCTTACAACATTATTAGTGAGTTTATCGTGACCGCCCCTGCTGTGACTGTGAAACGCACATACTCGGTTGACAAAACTGTAACAAAAACGGAATGGGAAATTAGTGCTAACGGGTGGGAAATTGCTATAGCACAGCTAGCTAGGGAGCACAAACTTGGCAGCGGTGACGGTATGCTTGGTAGGGTGAGTAATCATTTTGGCGTTAATCGTGGCGTCGTGTATCGTCAGCTAAAGCGTGCTTTAGACGGCCAGCAAGTTACAATACCTGAAAAATTGCAAGGTGAAACACCGGTGAAACGTAAGTGAAACAAAGGTGAAACGTGTTTCAGCTAAAGTGAAACGCTGGTGAAACGCTGGTGAAACGGCTGTTTCACCCTATCTATAAACACATATCTGGAAGGGGAGGGGGTAGGTTAAGTATTTAGAAAGGTTATATTTATGAAAAATGACGCTGTCGTAGCTCGGTATGCCGGGGGCGGTAAGGCTGAAACACAATCGCTTAACTCTTTAGCGGCAGAAATTAACTGCGATTGGCAGGTTGTTGAGGGAGAATTAAGCACGGTTGAGGAGCCGAGCGAGCCGGTGCCGATGGGGTCGGAACTGGTCTTTTCGATTTACCATCTTGTAATTGCATTCTTTATCGGGGCTGGCTTTGTTTGTATGGTTTGGCTGGCGTTTTAGTAGATTCTCAAAATAGAAAACCCTCGCAAGTTTATTAGGCCTGCGAGGGTTTTTTGTTTCACCGTGTGCCGGTTAGTTTCCAAACAATTCTTTGGCGCTTTTTTTCTCAACCTCGGCGTGGTCGGTCGGTACGACTCTTGTTTTGATGGTGTCGATTGCACGTTGTGCTGCTCCGTCCCCGTTGTCACGGTCATATCCCCAGGGGTCGAATTCATCTTTCGAAAGATCGACTTTCAATACCCGACCATTCAGGTAATCGAAATAGGTATTTGTTTCCAAAAGATGCCTAACCTCGTCGGCGGTGGTGTTTTGTTGTCCGGCTGCATTCAAAAAACCCAAGCCTTGTTGTTTCGATTTGTTGTAAAGTGCTGCCAAAACTTCGGCTTTGTCCAAACCTGCGATGTTTACCATTGGTACTGCTCCTTTTCGATTAGTTCAAAAACTTGTGAAAGTGGGATAAGTTCTTTTGTTTCGAACAGCATTTGGCTACATTTTTTTACACGCGGATCGTCAGCTATCGTTTCAGTAAAATCATACCTGTCTCTGCTGCTTAACACAGCTACCGACCAGAATTTTTCGCCGTTTTCGTTTGCAGACACGATTGAAATTGCGTCATTTTTGTGAAAAGGCAAGTCTTGCTTTGCCTCTTCATAACTGAACATATCAATCATAACACGTAACGGTTTGTTTAAGTCCATAGCTTATTTTCCAAAAAGATTGAACATATTTGTAGCAATACGCTGGGCAAGACGATTAACCGGCTCGTCGTAAAGCGCGGTTCCGACTGTTGGGTAAATATTGCCGATATTTTTTATATCGGCTAAGATGACGGGGTAAAGATCACTTATTTCCAGTGGCCGCCAAGCTGTTGGAATTTCCTCGATCTCCGGTTTGGTTATAATAATGTGTTTAAGCTCGCGGTCGGTGTACTCACAAACAAAAGCATAGCTGCCGTCTTTAAACTGCCAAACGATTTCGCTAAACTTATTACAAAAAAGCCTTGCGATAGCCTCACGGTCGCTAGGCAACTGGTGTGCCTTCGTCTGGTAAGTCGAAAGAGCTTGAGTTTGGTGCTGTGTTGATCGTTGTCCAGTACATGTTTAGGCTCCTTTTTAGCGTGGCAAACGTCCGAGATTTTCAATTTTGATGTCAAACATTGTCCAGTGCGTTCGTAAAAGATCGCCAATTGCTTCGTTGACGTTATCTCCGCTGCCCCAGTAAGCGGGTAAATCTTTTATCTGTGCATGAAATCTTGGCGCGTTATCTTTGGTAACATCGCCGGTACGTTCACAAACTTCGATTATTTTCATAGTAGCCTCTTGTTTGATGGCTCAATATAACTAATCAGAAAGTAAAAGTCAATACTTTTTTTATTAACTCATCAGAATATTTTGATTCTCTGCTTTTGCTGCTACGATCTCGGCCATATGCGCGTCGTAGCTCTTATCAAAAACAGGAAATTCAATTAAAAGCCTGTCGTTTTCTTGCCCCGGTCGGTCGGCTCGGCCTATTGCCTGCTCGATGGTATCAGGTGCCCAATCTAATTCTAGTACATAGATATGTCCTGCTGCGGTTAAACTGATTGCTACTGTTGCAGCTTTGATCGAAACGATAATGATTCGGATAGCAGGGTCGGTTTGAAACCGATCTATCGCAGCTTGCCGTTTATTTTGGCTCATATCGCCAGTCAAAGTTATGGCAATATTGCCTAGTTTCTCTTGTAGCTTATCAATGACACTGTGGTAGTGTGCATAAACGATTATTTTTTCGTTGGTTGCTGCGTCTAGAATTGACTCGGCCATTACCTCGACCTTTTTGAGTCCGATACTTTGCCTGACTCTCGCGATGTCGCTCACCAGAATGCCTGATTTGCCGCCTATCTTGCCGCCTAAACCACGAAGTTCGTTATCAAGGTCTATTTCCCTCTTGATAAAGCCTTTTGTGGCTCCATCAGGCTCTAGAACGGTTATTTTCCAGGTTTTGGGGGGCAGGTCGGGCAAAACATCCGTCTTTTTGCGCCGGATCATTCCGGCTTGATACATCATTGCCCGCAGCCGGTCGGTGTTGGTTGAGTCCTGCGTATTAAAATAGCCGTACAGGCTTATGTTCGCGCCGCAAAACTCTTGGCAGTACCGTCTCCAGTCGCCGAAAATGTCCGGCCAAAGAAACGATACCATTGGGTAGGTATCGTAATTTTTGTTTCTAAGTGGGGTGCCAGTAAGCAAAATAACTTGCTTAGCTCGCTTGGCAAATTTGAAAAAGAATTTCGATTGCCTGCTTTGTGCATTTGAAAGCAGGTGAGCCTCATCTAAGACGAGTAGATCGAGGCTTTCTGGCAGGGTATCGGCCAGCGTGGCTTTATACCGTCTCCGTCCGATACTATCCTTTTTCTTTTCAAACTCGCCGTGCATTTTCAGGCTGGCGATTGTGCTAATTGTTATGCCCTCGGTCGGCCAGGGGGTAGTTGTATCGGCAAAGAAGATGGAATAAGGCCGAACGAGCCATTTTTTTAGTTCTCTCTCCCAGTTTATTCTTGCAATAGCGGGTACGACTAAACCTACGCTTTTAGGTTGTAAAAGATTTATTAGCCCGATGATTTGAATTGTTTTACCGAGGCCGGTATCGTCTGCTAGTAAACACTTCTTTTGCTCGGCCATGAGCTTAACAGCGTCGATTTGATAAGGATGATAACTTAACCCCGGCGGGGCAGGAATAACCGTATTCGCAGATTTGGTACGAGCGCTATCTAGCATGGCTTTTAATTGCAGCGCCGAGTTAGATAAAGTAAACTCGTGGCCCTCCAATGCAGAAAGAATATATAGCAAGCTTTCTGGCTTGAATTGCCACTTATTTACGCTTTGTTCGCCGATGCCGTAAACGGGAACGAGCGCTCGCAGTACGGATAACAAGCGCTCGTCGTAGGGGATGGTTACGGTTAGGACGTTATTAGGGAGGGCGATTCTGATCATTCTTCTTCTTTGATGCAAAAATTTTGGCCGAACGCCTGTTTTACTAGCGCCGTTGCTAACAGCTTGGCTTGTTCAGGCGTTAAGGTTATAGAGCCGGTAAGCTTTTTTTTGTCGGTGTAGGCTCGTATCTCAAGTAAGTCAAGGCCGTCGTTATCTGGCCCAACTTCGATACATTCGCCGGTATTGTCGTTCCAGATTCGAGCTAGATTTTCAAGGCTGTACATAGTTTTTATTCCTTTCGTTTGCGTATGAAAGCGTTTCGCATAACTTTTTCTATCGCTTGCCGAATCTCGCTTTCATCCCATTCCGGCGCGATCTGCTTTTCGTAATCATCGCGAATTGCGTCGGTAACAAGTCTAACAGCCTCGTCAACGCTATCGCATTCGCGGATTTCGTCTTCGCTTACTTCCGTCGTTTGTGGGCGGTGCTTCCCTCCGTACCTGTCTCGAATTGTCCAAGTAAACTCCATTTCAAATCCTTCGTGCTAAAATGAAAACGCCGTCTTGCGGATCGAATAACGCTTCGGTAGGTTTTTCCTCAATGCCGTCAGTATGCCCACGCTGCATAAAAACTCCGCCCGCGCGGTAAATTGCAGGCTCGTTCGAAAATGTTCTATCTATCGCGTATTTTTTCCCGTCTATTTCGATAACCCACTGATTGCTTTTCATTGTTCAACCCTTTCTCAAAAATCCCCGACGCCACATCGGGGAAGCCGGATTCGTGCGCCGTGGCCGCGCCGCATTCGCTGCCGAGAAGCAAGCGTCAATGCGGTCTCTATTAGGTAGCCGCCCTTTCGAGGCATGATGGCTTACCGTACTTCCCAAATCCCATCAGGTTGCATTTTTGCAAGCGCAACCAATTGTAACAAGGCTCGCTTTGCATTGCCTTCGGTCGGATTCCAGTAATCGTTTTCGTCTACGTCATTTCTGAGACTGTTGGCGATTTTTTCAAGTAGCGGGATACTATCCGCTCCGGTCATGCCGTCGATTGTTCGAATGCCATATTCACCGATACCGGAATAATGCTTGGCGTAGTTGTAGGTGACATTGAGCCAAGCGTGCCTTGTGCCGCCGTGTTCATAGGTTCCGCCTGCCATTTGGTGCGGTTCGTCAAACTCAACCACTTCTTTTGTCACCGGATCGAGCAATGAAATGTCGTAACTCATGGTTATCCCTTCTTTGAAATTAAACTCCCGCGCCCCGGTGCAAGCACCGCGCTATTTACCATGCCTGTTCACGGGAACGCGCGGAATCAGGCCAGCCTGCGTTGGCGACGCGGGAGTTTTCCGTAATCATACAGCTAATCAACTCCCGCGCTCGGCCAGAAACATCGCCTCGATAGCGGGGGAGGTACTGCATCAGCAATAAACAGCTATAAATTTAACTTGCCCGGTGGAATCAGTTCGGGCGCATATTGCATCTCGATTCCAGTTTATTTGTGGCCTTGCTCCAAACCTTCCGCAATTGCCCGCGCCTTAGCAGCAAGATTGCAAGTCTTGCATCGGCTGTTGGCTGGCTGCGATACTTTCCTTTCGCCGATTGGTGGGTTCGGCTCCCGGATCGCCATAGATACTTTAGTGAGTTATTTACTCTTCGGCTTTAACTTTTTCGTCGTTTCCAGCACGTCAGTGGATGTCAACGTGTACGTGCCGACAATTTCTTCGTGGTCGAAGTCGGTGAAGTCTTCGCTGGCATACAGATACTCGTTTTCAGTACCGCCTTCACGCCGTACCACATAGAGCGTTTTCGGTAATACTTTGGATCGTGCCATTTTTAATCCTTTCTTGGTTTGGTTAGTTCATTCTTTCCACCGTGCACAACTCCGAAAAGCACGGGTCGTAATCTTCGAAAACGAATGTGCCGATCAATCTGCAATCCTGAGTGAGAATCGTTGCCGTAATAGCGTCTTGCAATTCGCGTTTCCGTTCAGCGGCGATGATCTCGGCCATAAGGTCGGCGAGTGATTTCATAACGTCTCCGCGATTGCAAAAGCCTTGTCCGCGCAGTCCATGTGAAACAAAGCATGGTACGGGGTAAGTTGAAATTTCTGCGCAATGGCAAGGTGATCTTGCGCGACTTCGCGGTAAAACTTTTTCACGTTCGGGTAAGCGTCGCGCAGTTGATCGGCAAACGCCTGGCAATCAGTAGCGTGCGCCGCAGCCTTCGCTCGGTCAAAGCTGCACAGCGGCAATGAATCGGCCAGGCGAAAGTATCGCTCCGCCGCAGCTTCCCACGTTCGCGCCAGACGCTCACGGGCATCGGCGGCGACCAAAACATCGGCGGCAATCTGTTGTTGTTGGTTCATGGTGTCAATCCTTTGGTGCATAGATAATATTATATTGATAGTTTTCGCCCTTGTCCGGTCGCGCGACAAACTTAGCGCGACGCACTATTTTAATAGCTGCCTGTGCTTCATCGTTGAAGTGATCAAATTTTGTTGCGCTGTTATTGATGTTCGCAAACTCTGGGCGCAAGTCTTCATCATAAAGAAGAAGTTTCATCGCTTAACCTCCATCGCCGCTGCGAATAGCAGCACGGCGATCATAAGAATGCAAAATACTTCGCCCATTTCTATCATCCCTTCAATTTGCTCCCGGCCATGCGAGCAGCCGGGAGCGGTCAACTGATTCTCTATTTCGGCAATTTAATTTTGCCGAAGTTTGTTTTTTCCAGAAATTCAGCAGTAGAATGCTGAATTTCATACGTCAGAGCTTTCCCAAGCTCTGATGTCCAGTCTATAAAAATCTCATTTTTGTTGATTGAGTCGAAAAAAGTGCCGTCCTCGCGAACTTCGAATAGGTATTCATTTATGCGTGAAGCTTTTGTTGCCGTTACCGTCGAATCTCCCCACAACGAGTACTCCCATCCATCATTCGCTATATATCCCATTTTCATCTCCAGTTGCGCCGCTCGCGGATTGGCTACCGCGAGGGCTGGTTCAGTTTTCTACTCTTGACTTCTATGGTCAGACAATTTCGCCGCAATCCTTGCAGACAACGAACTTCAAGTCTGGCGTGAATTCACCGTGACTGTGGGAATACTCATCACCTCCAATGTCATCTTGGGTTTCAACATTGGCGTGGCGGCATTCGGAATATCCGAACCAATCCATGATGGCGTGGCCGACTGCCTCTGCCATAGTATTTCCGCTGCCGATGTAATAGGTATTGAACTCACCATCTTTGGGTTTCAGGCCAAGAGGTACAATGGCAACTAACTGGTCGCCCTTCGTGTACACAATCGCTTGTTTCATCTTTCATTTCCCGGTTTCGCCGCTCGCGGATTGGCTACCGCGATGGCTGGTTCAGTTCTACTGCTGCCATTCTTCAATGGCGGCATCTACTGCGGCCATCGAATGACCGCCATCTTTAAACCCCAAAACCGTTGAAAGCTCTGAGGCTGCTTTATCTGTCCACCCGGACAGAAAAGCTTCGCCTTTACGTTGGTATTCAAACCGGCACGAACAGCGCCGGTCGTCGTGCCCAAAATGATGTTTCGGGCATCCATGTGTTACGGCCATTACTTTTTGGATCATTTTCGTCTCCCGCGCCTTGCGGCGCAAAAAATAGGTTCACAAAAACCCGCAGCCGCCAGTATCGCTACTGGCTTTCTGTAATTATTTCGCTTCTTCCCACAATCCATCAACAACGTGAAAATCTTCCTGAGAATTGATGCCGAAAATCGAATCTTCGGAAGAAAATTCAAAATCGTCGCCGGGCGCAAGCATCGCCATGTTTCCTTCCCACTGCGCAGGCTTCCCATCTACGTAGCCAATTGTCCAGTTTCCATCGGACGTTAAGACTTCGCATTTTTGCCATTTTTCGAATTTCATATTTCTGCCTCTTGCTTGAATGAAAATCTTTTGTTTGTTCAAGCCTTATTTTATTGGAAATTAAACCCCCTGTCCCTAGTGGTTAAACCAGGGACAGGGTTAGCGAGGATTTAGGAAGCTTGTTCGAACACGTGCCGGACGGTTCCGGTTTCCCTAAAATCTTCAAAAATTTCTTGCATCAATTCGAGCTTTTTGCCGCGCAAAATCTTTTTCGCTCCGTCAAACCAGTCAAGATACCAAAACTCGATCCGGTACGGGCGGAAATTCTCATTGGTGAAGAAACGAAACTCTTCACTAGGCCCGCCATAGCTAATTTGATACCGAAAATATCCTTGCTTTTGATCGTTGAAACTGCCGGGCGCGACGTAATCGAACGCCAGGCCGTACTCGTTGAAATTGCCGAGGTCTGGATCGTAAGCCTCGGAATCTTCTTTCCAGAGATTCCAAAGCTTCTCAATGTCCTCAAAACGGCTTTGCAATGCCGCTTCGACTTTTTCTTTGCAGTTTTTTTCGTTCATGATAGTCCTCGCTTGAAAGGGTGTTGGTGTTTCGTTGCTGGCTTAATATAAGCAACGAATAGTTAAAAGTCAATATTTTTTTTATTTATTTTGTGCTAGTGCTGCTAACGTTATTGCTATACGCAAGCTTATGCCACGTCCGTTTGTGGCTTTTGTTGGTTTTATTTCTGGCTTATAGGTATTGGCTAGAGGTAAGCAGCATTTTTTATATTTTTTGCCGCTACTACAAGGGCAAGAGTCATTCCGGCCTGTTTTTAGAAAATCCGCTATCCGGTTTGCCCGCTCAAAAGTTGGCAGTTCTAGCCACCAGTCGGGCAAAGGCGCTCCGGTTGGGTCGGTTACTTCAAAGGGTATCGGTTGCATGCTCTTCTCCAAAAGCTTTGATATAAATTGCAGCCGTAATTTCGTTTTCCCAACGCTGCAACCGTAGCAAGGCTTTTTCGTTCTTTTGCTTAAACGCAAGGGCTTGCTGTTTTCGCACAAGCGCTAGGTTTTTCTTAAGCCTGGCAAAAGAAAAACCTATCATTGTTTCGATGTTTTTATTCACGCTCAAACTCAAGTTTCGTGCCCCGGCTAACTTGCCGCGATGTTCTGTTTTGATTAAACTCTTGGCAAGCCTCGTAAGCTTGCTGCCATGTTAGGCCAGTATCAACGGTAATTTTACGCGCCTTGCTAAACTCTTTAAAGTTTCTACAAGAGCGCTTAAACGTCCGGTAAAATACGGGGTTAGGCATTTTGACACCTCGTTTTAAAGTTCCGCACCTAGCTCAAGGCTGGCATTGCAGGCTTACATGACTTTTCTAGGTGCGGAGTTATTCAGTTGATATGCAGCAAGGCATAGCCTGTCTGGTTAAATTGCATCGCTGCATCATTTGTCAAAACATATTCAGAGTCGTGAATTTGATCGCCTTTTTCTAAGCCTGCGCAAGCTCTGCGCACGATCAGGCCGTAACAACCTTCGGAAAGCATATTGCCCGGTTCTTTTGACAAGTCTTTTTTGATCAGACCTTTGTACCCGGCTTTGTGCATGATTTTTTTGAGGTTGTAAATCAATTGTGAAAGGTTGTTCATACGCGGATCGTCGCTTTCGCGGTAGACCTTGACATATGTTTTTGCTTCATTGATTTCAAAACGCATGGTGTGCCTCGCTTGTTTGGGAGTGATAAAAACCATTTGCGCCGATTCGGCTCTGCAAGGCCGTTTTACAAGCTTTACAGGGGATTTAATCGGCGCAAAGGGCTATTTTGCCGAAGTTTCGTAAAAACCCCAGCAAGAATCAATTTCGATATTCTCAACATTGCCGCAATGTTCACAAGTGTTCTTTTCCGTTACCCGGTATCTGTACACTCTGCCGGTGAGGTAAGCGTCGAAAGTATCAATCTCGGCTTTTAAGCAAGCCTCGGCTTTTTCCCGCCATTGCTTGCCCCATTCTTTGCGTCCGTCTACTGGCAAAATGTAGATATATCCGACTTGCCCCGAATCCCAACGGCATGAAAAAGGAACCGTGCGCATAGTTATTCCGCCATGATCATATAGGTAAAGTGGGAGGTAGAGCGCTTTTTCCTTTTTCGCAAATTCGAGAAAATCTCCCGGCGTTTCGAATTTTGGCGCTTTTTTATCGGAAAGCGAATAGCGGGAGTGCCAACAGATGATTGTACCCGCTTGGTCAAAATCTTCACGCGGGTTTGTGGGATTCTCGTCTTGAAAGATTTCAAGTTTGAATCCGTTTTTTTCAACGGTGCGGATCGCGTTCATATTGTCCTCGCTAAAGGTTAAGAGTTTGCAGCTTTTGCGATTTTTTCAATCGTATTAACATCTGTTAAATGCGGGTTGCCGAGGCCATAAGCCTCTAAAAACTTTGCTCCGCGCTTGGTTTTGAACGGGCCGACACAAGCGGCATAAGTAAGGCCGTGAGAAGTTTCATTTGGTTCAGAGGCGGCTTTAAAAACCTCTCTTTTGCCGGTGTCGATTCGAATACCAACATAATATTTTTGCATGGTAAGCCTCGCTAAGGGTTAGGAGTGATAAACTTGCTTGCTTTGAATATAACGAATTTTTTGTTGAAAGTCAATACTTTTTTTATTGATTTTTATCTTATCGGGTTTTTAATTCATAAAGTTTTATTTTACAGCCTCGCCGGAATCCATTCTAGCGAGGCTGTTAGCGAGGAATTAAACTAGTTGGATTGTTACAAGGGCGATAATAAACAATACCAGGGCGATTTTGCCGGTCAAAGGCGTTTCGGCAAGCTTCTGTTGCGTGCTGGAAAGCTTGTTGGAATCATTCAGAGAAGCTTTTGCCAGCGTGAAATTGAAGTTGGTGGAATAAAACCGCCGTGGCCGGACGTGGTAAAGCTTTAGATCAATCATTTTGTGCCTCTGTTAAAGGTTAAGCAATACTTCCAGGATAAAGCCAGCTGTGGCGGTTGCAGATGGTTTTGATCCGGGTTTCGAGCATGGACTTGCGCCCGGTGTTTTTTGTCCGCTGGTGCTGGTTGTACAAGCGGATAACGGCGTCTTGCGGTGTCTCACGAATGCCGTTTGCTTTTGCGGCAGCAACCAATTGTTGCCGCCAAGTGGGTTTTGCCGCCGGTACGGTTTGCTTGTGCTTTGCTCGTTTTGCAAGTTGCTGTTGGTACATTTCGTTGTAATCCATAACGCCCTCGCAAAAAAAGAGTTTAGAAGCTTATTGAAATTAAGTAGTTGCGGCAAGCGGTTACGATCCGCTAAGTATGCTTATTCATACTCTGCCAACATGCCGCAATAAAAGCCGGGAATGATCCCGGCATGAATTCAAACAGGCGAAACAACATTGACCTCACGGAATTCGATCCAGTCCCTTTGCAGCCACTTTTTAACGGGCACGTGAGAAAAATCGGCATTGTGAAAGCCGACTGTATATCCGCAATGTAAGGCTCCGCCAGATTTTGTATCGACGAATATTTTGCCCCGGCGATTCCAGCTTTTGTCGTAACGTTCGGCAAGTGCTTTGTTAGCATCGGTTTTGTTGGCAAAGGTGAGAGTTTCTTTGTCGAAATATCTGTACTCGTCTTTTGGGTTGTAAGACTTTCCAGTCATGGTGATAACGACTTGAATCATGGCTTTTGTCCTCGTTTGAAAGGTTTTACTTACGGCAAGCGTTACAACGTTGATCACCGTCGTGGTCGAATTTTGCATCTTCAGTATCCGTCCAAAACTCTCCGCAGTAATCGCAGGAATGACCTGAATGACAATCCTCACAGTATTTTTTTGTTGCCTGTACTGCAATACCTCCAGCGGCCTCCCAATCATCCGCAGCGCCGTCACCGTAAACTTTGCAACCGCAATCACCACAGCAGAAAAACAAGTCAACACCGGGTATTTCCATTTGCATGGTCTTGTTCACAATGCCGACTACAAGCCCGGCATTGTAGTTATCTTGCCATTCCCGAATTTGCTTTTTCGATGATAACTTGATTAAATCCCACTCCGGGCCGCCGAAATGCCGGTTTGCTTTGTCGATGCTGTCGATTCCTAGTACTCCGGAATGGATTATCGACTTAAAAGCGGTGATCTTTTTCTTTTCAATGCGGCAAAGGAAAGCATTCCATTCCCAGATACAACCGGAATACCCTCCGCCTTTGTACATAACAAGGTGTGTAAACATGGTTTTATCCTCGCTTGAAAGGTTTGAAAAACTCTCTGCTGTTTACGATAAGGTACAAGCAAGCGGTTTGACTTGCGGAAAAGCTTAGTACAGATTGAAATTCTATTGCTGGCGTAGGCGATTTTTCACTGTACGATAAGCTTTGTAAACAGGGATTGCACGCTTTACAACCTTGCTTGCTTTTTGTCTGTTTTGAAAGTGTACCTGTAGGTACAGTTTAAGTGTACGAAAATGAACACATGA